AACTATGCAGCCGATAGAGGCTGGGGTTTTGAAATATGGACAGAGAAACAATTAAAAGCAATGGGATTATTACCTAATCCTAAGAATGAATTGAGACCTCTACCTAAGTTAAAAAGATTAAAGCCATTTAAATCTAAAAAAACCAGATAAATAAAGACATGGCAAATCTATTTAGAAACTTAGAACTACAAGCGTTTAGAGCAGGAATAACTCCCAGATCACAAGAATCTAGGGAATGGTTTCGTAAACGAGCATCAAGGCTTAGACGAATAAATCGAACAGCTTTGATGAAAGAACAAGAATTAGTTAAAAGTCCTAGACATATAATTGGATCAATGCAAATGTTTTTTTATGATCCAAAACATAAAGAAACACTACCCTATTATGATACCTTTCCTCTTTCTATTATAATAGGTCCAGCTGAAGGTGGTTTTATGGGATTAAATTTACATTATCTTCCTCCTATGCTCAGGGCTAAATTTTTAGACGGATTAATTGAATTGGCTGATAGTAAAGTATATGATGACGATACAAAATTTAGATTAAAATATGGTATGCTAAAGAAAGCAGCTAAATTTAAATATTATAAACCATGTGTAAAACACTATTTAAGTAGTAATGTAAGAAGTAGATTTTCTACTGTTCCAGCACCTGAATGGGAAATTGCTACATTTTTACCAACCGCAAAATGGAATAAGGCTAGTTCTTCTACAGTATATTCTGCATCTCGAAGGATGATTTAATGGTTCAATCTATAGATCAATTTAAAAGTTTAATTAGTAATAAGCGGGGAATAGCTCGCTCTAATCTTTTTAGAATAAAGTTTCCGTCTTTACCTGGTTCAACATCAGAAGAATTAAATATACTTTGTAAAGATATTCAATTACCGGGAAGACAAATTTTAACTAATAATAGACAAATAGGTCTTAAATTAGAAAAAGTTCCTTATGGATTTGCCGTACAAGATTTAAATGTAACATTCCATGTTATGAATGATTATGGTGTAAAAGAATATTTTGAGACATGGCAGAACCTTGCTGTGGATCAACAATCACAAGAAGTAGGCTATCAAAGAGGCGCTGGTGGTTATGCTAGACAAGTTGAAATTGAACAATTTCAAAAAGTTGTTAAACTACCAAAGAGATTTAAAACTGAATTACCCAATACATTATTACCTAAATTAAATGATTTAGAAATTGTTCAAAACTTTTTTGGACTATCGGATCAAATAAATGATTTGGTAATTTATAGGTGTAAATTAATTGATGCATTTCCCACAACACTTAATGCTATTCAATTAAACAATGATCTAGAAGGCATTGTAGAACTTAATATACAGTTATCTTATACTAATTGGGAGACACCTTTTGTAATGTCTCCCTCAAATATAAAGGATGCACTTAAATCTAGAATAAGTTCAACCATAGTTGGATTTTTAAATGATAAAATTAGTAATGTTTTTAATTAATAGGAAAATGAAATGGCTTTACCCAAACTAAATGATGTTCCTCAATATACTTTAACTATTCCATCCACAAAACAAAAAATATCTTATAGACCTTTTCTTGTAAAAGAACAGAAGGTATTGTTAATGGGTCTTGAATCAAATGATGATGATCAAATGGTAAGATCAGTGGTGAATACTATTGAAGCATGTGTTGAGGATAATATCAATGTAAAAGACCTAGCGATGTTCGATGTCGAATATATGTTCTTACAGATTAGAGGTAAGAGCGCAGGTGAAACCGCTAAGGTTCATGTTAAGTGTGCTCATTGCGAAGAACAAAATGAACTTGATATCACTTTAGATGATATTGAAGTTACAGGGCATACAAAAGATAATAAGATTAAACTAAATGATCAGTTTATTATAGAAATGAGATATCCTAATTATAACTCAGTTGTAGCAAAAGAATTCTCTAAAGCTAAAACAATGACTGATTCAGTATATAAAATGATTATGATTTGCCTTGATAAACTTCATACAAATAATGAATTAATTAATTTTGATGATTATTCAGAAAAAGAAATAAATGATTTTGTTGAAAGTCTTAATACTTCCCAATTTGAACAGATTATGAATTTTGTTAATGATATGCCAACAATTAAAAAAGATTTAGTTTTTGATTGTGTAAAATGTGAAAAAGAAAATAATTATACCTTGAGAGGATTACAGGATTTTTTATTCTCAGCCTCTCCCATGATAACTTAATTAATCATTATCAGGTCAATTATCAGTTGATGCAAAACCATAAATACTCATTAACAGATATAGAAATGATGATGCCTTGGGAGAGGGAAATATACGTAGAAATGCTAATTGAAGATATTAAAAAACAAAACGAAGAAGCTGAAAAGCAAAATATGAGAAGGTCATAAAATGTCTAGTCTAAAAGCTGTAGTAGATCAATTACAAATACAAAATAACAGTATGGGCGATGTTAGGGATGGTATTAATTCTCTACTAAAGATACAACTTGCGGAAAAGCAGAAAAAAGAACGAAGTGAATTAGATCAATTAGAATCTGAACGTAAGAAAAAAGAAAAAGCAACTCGAGTAGCGGCTGCTAAAGATGCACCTAAAACTTTTAAAGGTGGTTTATTAGCAGGCCTAGACATATTTAATATACTAGGAGGATTGAAAGGTGTATTAAGTTCTATGTTAGGCGTTGCAGGAGGACTAGCTTTAGGACCATTATTAGGAAAATTTATCGGAAGATTCTTAGTTGCTGGATTGGGAATGTATCTAGGTGAAGCGTACTTAACTGATTTTATGGATATGTTAATTCCTGATGTAGTAGGTAAAATGAAGTTTGATACTATATTCGGTGAGAAGTCTGTAGAAGAAATGGCAGGAGCTCTAGGAGGAGTTATAGCTATATTATTCGGTCCTACATTAATTAAAGCAGGTTTAAAAACATTATGGGGAACTGCTAAATCACCAACTGCAAAAGCATCAACTGCAGTAGCTGGTATGTTAAGAAAAGCAAATCCTTTAAGATTATTAGGCACATCTGGTAGTGCAATGGGAACAATGATTAAAGGACTATTAGGCGTAGAAGCATTAAAAACTGCATTTAAGAAAACAGCTCAATGGGCAGTATTTGCACTTAGATGGGGTATGAAAGGTCCATTATCAATTCCATTAATGTTAATAGGCGCGGCTCTAGGATTAACATATTTGTATGCAGAATACATGGAAAAAAGACGCGAGAAGAATGAGGAATATCTTAAAAAGCAATTAGCTGATATGGATAAAGAATTAGATCTTGCTCTAGAAAAAGGTGACATAGATGGCGCTAAAAAAATAGTCCAGCGTCAAGAAGCCATAGCAGGTGAAACAACAACTCATACTGAACCGTATCTAGAACCACATATAATAGCTCGTATGAGTAAGAATTTAGATGCAATTGAAGCAAAAGGCGGAGATGTTACTGAAGAACGAAAAACACTAGAAGCCAAAGCTAGTAATACAATGGGCATAGAAGAATTTGTTATTGAGGCTAAAAGATTATATCAAATGATGTATGACAGAGGTGCTGTAGATATACCTTGGGACCAATTATCTGTAAGAGATCAATTAGGTCACATAGGCGCAGCAGCAAATAAATCTTCAACTAGAAAATTTTCAATGAATAATGAAGGTTATTATGATTTAAGTGCAGTATTATCTCAATGGGAACAGCAAGAAACAGCAAGAAGAGCAAATGCTAATACTGGTTCATTAATAAAAAATAATGCTAATATTGGAACTCAAGAAGCACTTGGTGGTGCTTTAAATAACAAACCAAATAATGCTTATACAATTATTAATGAGGGAGATACCACTGTAGTACAGGGCGGAGAAAAAGGTGGGGGAGTTTTCACAGGTCCTAAACTCATAGATCTAAAATCCATTGATGAACAAGGATTCAGAAATGGAATAATAGGAAATGGATTTATGGTCCCCCAACTAGTTGATGGAATGTTTAAGTAATTAGTCGTCAGCTGCTAATTTAGCAAAGTAATCCATAGTATCATCACCTGAAGGCTCTGCAGATTTTTGCGTAGGAGCAGGTTCTGATTTTATTTCAGGTTCAGGCTTTGCATCAAAATCAGGAATCTCATCATCTAATTCCATTTCTATTTTAGGATTAGGAGTTGTACTTTCTCCTAATACAGTAGCTAGACGAGCTTTTAATTCATCATAAGACTTATAATTTTTCTGATCAGTCCATTCAGATAGATCTTCTTGTTTATTATAAATCTCTTCTAATTTAGCATCATCACCAGGAATAGCAGACGGAGCTTTAAAACTAGAAGTATCATAGTTAGGATAACCTTCTACTTTTCTAACTTTCAAAGTAAAGTCAGCACCTTGCCACATATCAAATGGATTAATAGGCTTCTCGTCCGGAAATTGTGGTTGCATAGCATCCATAATCTTATCAAAGATCTTTTTACCAAAACGAAATAGTTTTACAGTTCCATCATTTTCAGGAACAGCAGGATCACTAATAATCAAAACATTAGCTACATAACGTAAGTTTCTCTTACGCTCTCTTACAATAGCCTTTGCAGCATTAGAACCATCTTGATTCCAAAGCTTCTGATTCATTTCACCTACAGGATCTTGTTGACCAATAGAGGTTAATGATTTCTCAATATACCATTGACCGGTTGGACCTTTAAAGGCATGTTCCCAATATCTAGCCCATGGAGTAGGCGCATTAGCATCTCCAGGTAGAAATCTAATAACAGCATAACCATTACCAGCTTTATCTCTACCGGGTTTCCAGAAACGTTCGTCATTGAAGGATTGTTTTTCAGCAGGACCTGATCCTGCAGCTTCGACTAGTTTAGATAAGTCAGTCGACCGACTTTTAAGTTCAGCAAAACTCATATATTTTCTCCTATTGTGTATTTACTGTGTATTTTTATTATATCTTCTTTTGTGTATCCAGGCAACTAAAACCTGCCTAGAGCCTTTTTTTATTTTGTTAACTTGATGATAGGTTTTAGCCGAATCAAAGAAAATAGTTTCTCCGACATCTAAGTCAACAGTTATTGCATCTGAATTTCCTTCAGGATAGACTAAAAAATCTCCGCCTTCTAGATCATCAGATTTTGTAAGCACTGTAGTAGTAGAAAAAATTCTTGGTGAATTATTATCATTAATTCTATCTAAATGCTTTAAAAAGTGATCACCCTTTTCATATTTTAATAAACTCAATTCTCGAACATAATATTCTTCAGGGATTAAATCGTAATTCCATTGGTGAATTAATTCCCTAAAGTATTTATCCATCTCAGGATATACCTCGGGTTCAACAGCATGTAATTTAGTTTTCCTAACACCTTCGTTTACACCGCGTTTACTAGGATTTGAATCATATACTTCTGCATCTTTCCAGAGAGATATATTATTAAGATCATATAAAATATCTTCAAATAAATCGTCTGGTAATATTTTTTTTCTGATGTATAATAATGACATTAATCTACTGGTAGGGTATTTACTTTTGGTAAGAAATTTAATCGTTGTGCCTCTGCTTCAACTTTTTCTTTTATAGCAGGAGCGATATATTTATTTACATCTTCCACTTCAAGATCTATGACTTCTTCACATACATGAAGTATTGCATCCATGTATGATAATTTATGCTCTTTTACGGTATTTTCTACGAGCTTTGTGAACCTTATTTTTGTTAGAAACTGGTCTTTTGTTTCTGGCGTTTGGATTGTCTTCATAATACATGTCCTGTGTATAATATGTGCCAATGTCCGGATACCAAACACCTACAGATCTCTTTGGAGTTCCATCAGGATGATAAGCCATAGCAATACATTTATGTTTTATCATATAGTTTCTATCTTCACCATAATAAAGATCACGCCAAGTACCATCTCTTAGATAGGCTTGCATGTTATGAAGATATCCTTCTACATAATGATATTCGGTTTTTTGCTTAGCATCATTAGATGTTCTCCATCCTCGCATACCAGATAATTTTTCTTTAGTATGCTTGATCCACTGTCTCACCTTTCTAGGTGATAGTTTATGATCATCTGGTAGATCTCTAATAGATTCGTGTACCGTTAAATTAGCAGCCGGTTTTAATTTTTCTCTGGCTTTATTTATACGGTCTCTAAGAACCTGTTTTTGATCCTCGGTCAATTGACGTTTCTTACGAAACTTTTTAATTGGTTTTTTATTAGTCATATAGTCTCCTTCATACTATATTAATATTATAACACAGATTTAAAAAAATGTCACGAATTATTTTTTAGCGTAATTCTTACCTTCAGTAAAAGATTCGAATGTAGTAACATTTTCTACTCTAAATGATCTCCATGCCTCTTTATTGATATCCCACACAGCAATCACTTCTTTATTTAATTCCCTAATCTTTTTTTGTGATATAGGATCATCTTTTTTAGCAGGTGGAAGAACATCTTCTTTCAATGTGCAAACCATATCGCGTTCTTCACCATTAACCTTTTTGAAGATAACTCTGCATGTAGCGAGTTTAAGATCTTCCATCATTTTTTCATAACTATACATATTAATCCCAATCATTATCAAGTCCAATTGTCTGACGCATACGATCACCATAATGTTCCTCAGCATACCTAGATGCATCAGTCCAATGATATTCTTCTTCACGAAGCATAGATTTATCATTACGTCTAATTACAGCCTGACGAGCATTAGCTCGTTCCATCTTACGCATTTCCTTGTCTATTTCATGCTTAAACAATTCATACACAGACATATCTTTTATTCTTTTCTTAGCAGCCATTATATAGTCTCCCTTAAAGCTAGTGTAGTACGCTGCTCAGATGCAGCTTTTTGGATTATGCTAGTAAACACAGGTTCTAGCAACTCTTCAAATCGATCCCAATCATTGTGTGACCATTGATATCTATGATTCTCAGACTTAGGCGCCCAACCAAAGAATTGTCTAAAATGATTCTTACGATTCATGAGTCCATTGTTGAATAAATCATATATAAGATTTTGAGCAACTCTAAATTTTTCTAGAGCCTTACTGTGCGATCTTGCACCTTCACATCTACCTGAACTTGGTAGTAAATCATTAAGTTCATCTCTAAGCTTTTCAAATCCTTCGTTTGTAGCCCATGAGCTTTTAAATAAATTTTCTTGATATCCGAAATACATTAAGCAGCCTCCCTTACTTCTTCAAATCCAAAATCTGCAACGACCCATTTAACAGGTCCTTGAATTATAATATCGCCAACACTGATTGAATGCATAGCGCTCAATCTTTCTATGTTGTTCTCAGGTCCAATATTACCTATTTCAAAAACTTTATTTAGATTATTTTCAGTATTACTATCAAGTGTAATATTAGATACATGTGTGTAATAACCTTTATTCCATGCCTTATAAGCATGATCAGCGATATCGTCTACAAAAGACATATCAATTTTAGCTAGATGCTTAGGAACACTATTATGTCCTTCAGCATTAACTTTATTATATTCTTCGTTAGTTAAGTGAATTTGATGTATTTCGAATTTCATATTATCCTCTTTCTTCATTCTATAGATTTATTATCAAGCAATAATGAACTAATGTCAACAAAAAAGTGCATAGGAAACATCTTTTTTTCGCTTTTTTTAGTTACCGGGCCATTTAGGGCCCAGGTAATATTAAGGATAAACACATATAAATACTTAAAAAATCTCAAAGGATACATTAATGTTTAAAACTATTATGATTGTAATTAGGGAAGATCCTATATCTGAAGCTTATTATAGTAAAGTAGAAAAGTCTTGGGCTCAGTTTAATTTGAGACGATTTGATGCTATTACTCCCGAAACATTACCTAGTGATGAAGAAGGTGAAATAAACTTTGGTAAACGTGGTAAAAATAAAAGAGATTTAACACCTACTGAAAAAGCAGCATTTTATAGTCAATTTCTGTTATGGAAAAAATGCGCTGTTGAAAAGGTTCCTCTATTAATATTAGAACATGATGCTTGGTGTGCTTCTCCTTCTGCAATACAATTTAATAGAGATTTATCTGTTCAATATTTTGGTCAACATGCAATGGAAGCTGTAATGTATCATCCAGATTTTGCTATAAGACTTGTACGAGGTATTAAAAGTGGAATTCCTGTAACTGGACCTATGTTATATGTAGACATGCAACTTGGTTTTTTTAGTTCAATGGGTGAATTAATGATTAATAAACAAAGTAGAAATTGTCATCCCCATGCTCGTTACCAAGGGAAAATGGCGCCGGTTAAATCATGTATTGATCCAAATTATGGAACAACTATAGATCATGATAAATCTTCTACACTTGATAGATTAAAAGACGATGCTGATTTATTTAAAATAGTTGATTTGAAGCCGTATGTAAATGCTATAGAAGCAGGTAAAAAATTTCCTGTTATTGGGAAATTGAAAAAAACTCGCTATGAATAATAGCCGATAACCATATATCTTGTATAAAAATCAAATTTCTTATCTCCTTGATATAATACATCTGTAATATTATTCTTATGAGCTAATTGTTCACTTGAAGTAACACAGTTAATATGATCTTCAACCGAAGTATAATTATTAGATTGCAATGCATATAAAGGTCCATATATCGCTGGCTGATCTACCATATGTTCACAGCTACAATTAATAATTAAATCATATTCTTCAAAATGTTCTGTAAATTGTTCTACAGGGCAAACGATACTACTATAATTTTTTTCAAGTTTAGCAAGATTAAAATATAAATCTCGATCAACTTCACATTGATGATTTTTATCAACAAAGTCAAACCAATCTACTTGTAAATATTTACTCATAAGTTCATATAATAAAATAGCGTTCCAACTTCCTAATACTAATACTTTTTTATAAGACATTTTAAAATTAGCTAGTTCTTGAACTAACCATAATTTAGAGGCTATTTGTTTCGGTCTAAAACTCTCTACAAATGTTAATTGATCTTCTTTATGAATGGGAATATTATTCTTTCCCTTATAAAATGCTGCATCGGAAATACGACCGATTATTTCAAGTTCAGTGGTATCGATCATTACTACCTTCTCTAGTTATATCTAAAGTAACACAATGTAATCCGCTATCCCAAAAATGTTTATGTTTAAAATCAAATGGTATCATTTCAACATTATGTTTCTTTAATTGTTTTTCAACTTCAATATCATAACCGTTACATATAACAGTATTAGGATTTACAGAAATGATATTAATATCAAAAGGTGTTTCTTCTACATGACCAATCCAATGACCTAACCATTCCGTTACTCTTTCTTTATAATACTTTTCTTTAGTTAATATTGTAAACCACTCAGGTAATGGATCTGGGCGCATTATAATACTATCCCATTTCTTTAATTGTTCTGGAATAAAATGTGGATCTTTTACTAATAAGAGTCCTGGTGTTATTAAAGCTAGTTTTCCATCAGCGTGACCTGCAGCCGGTATCTCTGCCCATTCAACATTTGGTATATTTCTTTTGAGCCATTCCAGGCCGGCTTTAGTACCTCTGCCATGAGAACCCTCAGTATATGGCGCTGTATGAACGAGTAATTCGCCGCATTTGAGGATATTTGCTGCATGAAAGAGAATTTGACCTTCTAAATCTTTATATGGTTTATACTCAGAATCTAATAATGGTTGTGGCATACTTATGTAATTACGTTCAGGATATTGCAACATTATTTGAGAAAAGAAATTTGATTCAGTATATCGATTAGGATCTCCACCAATTGTTGATATAATTAAATCATCATAAACTATATGCATATCACGTGGACATATTCCAGGATAGGGAAAAAGAGCATTCCACATTCTAGTTTTTTCTTCTGCTAATGATAAGTTTTTAGGTCTATGAACTTTTACATTATAAGATTCTAAAAGCCGTTGTAATCTTAATAAATCAGCATTAGTCTCTTCTAATATTTGAGCCATTCCTTCACGAAATTGATTATCGCGTAACCATTCAATATTATCAGAGACTTTTAAAAAGTCTTTAGAATTATATACTTGACCTACTATTATTTCTTTTAGTGGATCCCATTCCGTGTAGATCATTCTTTCTCAAACCTTCTTTTAATTTAATAAATAAGTTTTCTGCCGTTTGCGGATGTTTTTTTATTAACACATCTACAACACCTGTAAGTTCATCATTATAACAATGTTCAATTGCAGCGCTAGCATGCTGTACCGTTACGGCTCTATACATAAGTTCTCCTATAAAAAGATTGAATTAAATTGTTGTGTACATCTTACAAAAGTAGTGCATTTACTTAATTGTTTTAAATTAATAGCACCTACATATGTGCAAGTGGATCTTAAACCACCTAAAATATCTTGTATAGTATTTTCAACTTTTCCTCTATATGGAACATTAACTTCTCGACCTTCAGAAGATCTATAGTCTTTTAATCCACCGAAATGTTTATTATTAGCAGCTTCAGAGCTCATACCATAGAATTGAACAGACTTTCTTAATTCAGTTTCTCTATGTGCTTCAGATCCTTCTACAAATAAAGGAGAACCTCTATTAATATCTTTTACTTTACTTGTAATATGTTCTGTAGTAATAATTTCTCCACCACCTTCATCATGTCCAGCTAACATTCCTCCGCACATTACAAAGTCTGCACCACCAGCAAATGCTTTAGCGATGTCGCCAGGTGATGTACAACCTCCATCAGCGATAATATGTCCACCCAAGCCATGAGCAGCATCAGCGCACTCAATAATAGCACTAAGCTGAGGATAACCAACGCCAGTTTGAATACGAGTAGTGCAAACGCTCCCAGGACCGATGCCAACTTTAACAATATCTGCTCCACTTAATATTAACTCCTCTGTCATTTCTCCAGTGACAACATTGCCCGCAATAATAATTATATTAGGATATAATTGTCTAAATTCTTTTACAAAACCAACGAATCTTTCACTATAACCGTTAGCTACATCAATACAAACGTATTTGAGCATACTATCAACTTGTTCATATACTTTACGAAATTTATCGTGATCTTTATCTGTAATACCAATACTCATAGCAACATATTCAGCACGCAAACCAATAGGAACTTCATCAGTTCCTTCGTGATCAAAATAATCTACTAATTCTTGGATTGTATATGTTTTGACAAGGCATGTCATAACGTGTTCGTGAGCTAATGTATCAGCCATTTGCATAGTACCAACACCGTCCATATTACTTGCCATAATAGGAATACCTTTAAAGTGTGGATTATCTATAAATTTAGGATGTCCATGATAGGTATAATTACGAAAATAAAATTCTCGATTTAAATCTATATCTTTACGACTACCTAATGTTGATCTTTTAGGACGAATTAATACATCTTTAAAGTCAAGTTTAACTTCATTATCTATTCTCATTATACTGCAAAACTTTCTCCACAACCACATGAAGATGTTGCATTAGGATTTACAACAGTAAGATATGATCCACCTAATTCGGTTACATAATCTATAGTACATCCAAATACAAACATTTCAGCCATTGGGTCTAACCATAAATTTTCAATAGTAGGAGGCTTATCAGTAGTCCCCCATTCATATTGAAACCCAGCACATCCCCCACCTTTTACAGCGAGAGATACATTGGGTTTACCAACAGATTTTAAATACTCTTTAGCCTTTTCTGTTACCTGAATATTCATTGAAGTGAGTCTCTAACATTTCTAGTCTATCATTTGCTAATGCCATAGTATCCAATTCTTTTTGAATCGCTTCTACTATATCACTATGTTCGCCAATACCAGTAGCGCTTTCCATATAAACAATAATATTAGTTTTAGCTCTTTCTAATTCACCTTCTGCGTGCATTCTAGCAGCTTTTATCAATTGTGCGCTTAGTTGCATTATCTATTCTCCTTTTCGCTGGATGTTTCATATAGTCATTATATTTAGTCTTTTCAGTTGGTTCTACTTTTCTATCATCCTTTCCGGGAACGAACCTATCCCGAACAGGCATTGGATTTATTGGATGTCCGTATATATTAATAAATTCTAATACTGAACCCCAACTCATATATCGATACTCCTTAAAGCTTTTACTGCACCTTCTACTCTACTAGGGTATTTACCCAAGAAAGATCCTGCTTCTAAATCATCTTTAGAAATAAAATCTTTATGCATGTGTTCTATTTCATCCCAATGAATCATTATTTTTCTAGATAGATTATCAAAATAACCATCTGATAAAATAGGATTATCATCTTCATAATATGCCCATGCAGCCATAAGATACCATGGAACAGTTAAATTAATATTACTGTCTATTTTATCTTGAGCTACTTTATCATAATTGCTCTGCATAGTATTCCTCCGTTAATTCTTCTTCTCTTATATACGCCTCTTTCTCATGCGGTAGATTATAATACTCCTTCATAGTTTTATAATCAAACTGATCAGGCATCTCACCTTTCAGATATTGCTTGACATGAACCATTTCGTGTAATAATGTTGTAACAATTTCTGAGGGGGAAAGGGTGCCGTCATAGCGCATGTGGAACTCGCGGTCATCGTATTCAAATACATCGCCTACAGTTCCTTGGTTGTATACTCGTTTAATATTTATAAAAACGTTTTTATGTCTAGGAAAAAGTTTCTCTTTACCAAAGTATAAAATATCACAGATAAAATCTTGTGTTTTTTTACGTTTAATATTCTCAAATTCAACTATCATACAAATATTATATAACAGTTTTTTTGAAATGTCAACCTTTTTTTACTTTGATTTCAACATTTTTTGGGATTGGAAATTTTATATCTTTATGAATATGATATAATACCCACTGAACATTTTCAAATTCATTAAATATGCCTTGCCATATAGGACGCCATCTATCATTTAATCTAACATTATTAGTTGCTCCTCTATCAGAACTTAAAACTAAATCAGTATAGCTTCTTAGATTCATATCAAATAGACTATCAAATCCATATAAATGAATTTCATCACATCTTAATTTATTCGCTGCATAGTGCGCAGCCATGTGACCGCAATTAAAATTAGTATATCCTTGGCCAACATGTTCTCCTTTTATCATTGCATACTTAGGCAATATAGTATAAAACTCTTTTATCTTATGACCAAAACGCATTTTAAAATTACCTTTATTTTGGTCATACCAACTTTTAGGTCTAAATCCTAAAGTCCAATCATATGGTATTTGTACTTCACCACTAGTTAAGGCAGCACACATTTTAAAATCAACTATACAGGTTGTATAAAAATTTAAATGAAAAGGAGGTTGATTACAAGCAATATGCAAACCCTTAGTAGGTCTATACAATTGTACTTGATCTCCATTACCTATAATATGAGCTACTTTACTCATGTATTATTTTCTCCAATAATTTCTTATCCATGATTGAGGATCATACGTAGCCATCGGTGTTGTTATTGATTCGACTAAGGCTTGTTCTATACTAGGTCTTCCATGGAAACATATAATAGCTGTTTCTTCATCTGGAGGTCCTGGATATACTTGATACTTATATGATTTTAACTTGCCCGGAAATTCATGTTGTAATAAATGTCTTTGATAAGGATTTATAATTGACGATAGATATTCTCCATCTCCTCTATATGTATCAATGGCTCTATCATAAGATAAAACAAACTCATTCCATATATGAGACATTACATTAAAATCCCAAGCCATCACTCCTGATTGTAAAACGTT